AAGAATTTAATAAAAAGTTCATGCACCCAACCCGCCGTAAGTTGGTGGATATGGTATTGGAAGGTGGAGAATATCAAAAAGATACTTTTGTATCATTTGCTAATTCAGATAAAAAGAACGAAAAAAGAGAAGTTGGTGAAACTTGGACTGATTCCGATGGTAGTATTTGGGAACAAAAGGAATTTGGAAAAGTAAAGAAATCAGCATTATCAGATACTATGGCTGAAGTTAGACAATACTTACAACAATTAAATAGTTGCAAGAATAAAGAATGCAAAACTATTAAATTAAGTAGAACTGATAAAAAGATTGTTTCTAAAACCGGATATTGTTCAAACTGTTTAGCTGAAAAAGAAAGTAAGATAAAAATAGATGGACTTTGGGATGAATATGAATCATACAAAGTATATTCTAATATGATTGCATATGGTTCTGAAGTTTTAGCTCAACTTAATCAGGCATACAATGATGCTAAGCAGGAATATGAATATGCTAATGAAGATGGTTCAATTGAAAAATGGAGTATGGATAGACCTATTGAGGAATTGAAAGCCGAAATTAAGCAAGATATTGAAAATATTCAAAAAGAAATAGAAGATATTACTAAACGTAGAGATGAGTCTTGGGAAAAATTAAAAGATAAAAACTACGATTTAATAAAAGCTCCAACGGTATAATATGGCGGAGAACGTACAGCAAAAAAAGAGTTTAAAGCAAATTATTGCTGAAGAATACATAAGGTGTTCCAAAGACCCTATACACTTTATGAAAAAATACTGTATGATTCAGCATCCGGTGAGAGGTAAGATACCTTTTCACCTTTTTCCGTTTCAAGAAAAAACTCTTACTGAATTTCACAAAAATCGATTTAACGTTGTTTTAAAATCACGTCAAACTGGTATATCAACTCTATGTGCTGGATTTGCACTTTGGAAAATGATATTTAATTCAGACTTTAACGTATTGGTTATTGCAACAAAGCAAGATGTTGCAGAGAACTTAGTAACTAAAGTAAGGGTAATGCATGAATTACTTCCTTCTTGGTTAAAGAATGGAAGTATGGAAGATAATAAACTTTCACTTCGATTAAAAAATGGTTCTCAAATTAAAGCGATTGCAAGTTCACCTGATGCAGGACGTTCTGAAGCACTTTCGTTATTGATATTTGATGAGGCTGCATTTATTGATGATATTGAAGAAATTTGGTTATCGGCACAATCAACACTATCAACGGGTGGTAGCTGTATATCACTTTCTACTCCAAATGGTGTGGGTAATTGGTTTCATAAAACTTGGGTTGGTGCTGAAGAGCAAACTAATGGGTTTATTCCAATTAAATTACATTGGACAGTTCACCCTGAAAGAGACCAAACTTGGAGAACTGAGCAAGAACGATTGTTAGGTCCAAAGGGAGCAGCTCAAGAATGTGATTGTGACTTTGTATCATCTGGTGATACGGTTATACCACCTGAATTATTAATGTTCTATAAAGAAACATATTGTATAGAGCCAATAGAAAAGGGTGGGTTTGATGGTAATCTTTGGAAGTGGCAATATCCAGAATATACCAAATCATATATGGTTGTAGCGGACGTTGCCCGAGGTGATGGTTCTGACTATTCAGCTGCGCATGTAATTGATGTGGTAAACGCTGAGCAAGTTGCAGAATATAAAGGTAAATTAGATACCAAAGATTTTGGAAACTTTTTAGTTACCCTATCAACTGAATATAATGATGCTTTACTTGTAGTGGAAAATGCAAACGTTGGTTGGGCAGCAATTCAGCAAGTAATTGATAGGGGATATAAAAATCTTTTCTATATGAGTAAAGATTTAAAGTATGTAGATGTTGAGAATCAATTTACAAATAGATATAGAGCTGAAGATAAAGGTATGGTTGCTGGATTTTCTACTACATCTAAGACAAGACCACTTATCATTTCAAAATTAGATGAATATTTTAAAGATAAATCTGTAATAATTCGTTCAAATCGTTTAATAGATGAGTTGTTTACCTTTATCTTTATGAATGGTAGAGCAGAAGCAATGAGAGGTTATAATGATGACTTGGTAATGAGTTTTTCAATCGGATTGTGGGTAAGGGATACTGCACTTCGTTTAAGACAAGAAGGTATTGACCTTACAAAGAGAGCAATTGGTGGTATTTCATCCAATTCACATGATGGTATATATGGTGGTGGAGGTTCTATGGGTGATAACCCTTGGAAAATGAGAGTTGGTGATGATTTTGAAGATTTATCACAATGGTTATAAATTATACTGTTTTGATAATTTACGATATTTATGATATATGTCAAAATTAAAAGGAGACCAAAATGATTAGACTTAAAAATATCCTAAAAGAAGATGAATATGTAAATAAAGCATATTCTATGGGGGATACACCAACCGATAACCCAATTGATGATTATGATGAATTGGATGTTGAGCAAGAAGATATGGATGATTTTATTGCATATCTTAAATCTTACTCACAATCATTGGATGAGGCTAATTGTAATTGTGTATTTGAAGCAGAGTATCAGGGTAGAGAAGTAAAGTTGGGTAAACCAATGCAGGGGGATGTTAAGAAATTTAAAGTTTATGTTAAAAACCCTAAAACTGGAAAGGTTGTTAAGGTAAACTTTGGAGACCCAAATATGAGAATTAAGAAGTCTAATCCAGAAAGAAGAAAATCTTTCAGAGCAAGACATAATTGTGATAATCCGGGTCCTAGAACAAAAGCAAGATATTGGTCTTGTAGAAAATGGTAAATAAATTATGGCAGAACAAAATCAAGACAAAAGTTTTTTTGGTAGACTAAAGAAATTATTTTCAACTACAGCTATCGTTACCGTTGATAAAGATGGTAAGAGAAAAGTTGTAGATACTGAAGAAAGACAGGCTACAACTAACTTAATGGCTTTAAGAGATAGATACACCAAATTACAAAGGTCATTCTATGAATCACAAGCATCAGGTCAATCGATGGCATATCACCAAGTTCGTAGAGAACTTATTAGAGATTATGATGCTATGGATAATGACCCAATTATAGCATCAGCATTAGATATTTACGCTGATGAATCTACTACAAAGAATGAATAAATGAATATGGAGATGTATTACAAATCCGTTCTTCAAATGAAAATGTTAGAGAAATCCTTCATAACTTATTCTATGATATTATAAACGTAGAATTTAATTTATGGCCTTGGACAAGAAACTTGGTAAAGTATGGTGATTTCTTTTTAGGGTTAGAAATTGGTGAGGGTAAAGGAATTATAAACGTAATACCACATTCAATCTATTATACTGAAAGATTGGAGGGATTAGACCCTAGCAATCCAAACTATGTAAAGTTTAAAGTTGAAATGGATAGAACCGGTAAGAGTGAGTGGGAAAACTTTGAAATGGCTCACTTCAGACTTTTATCTGATACAAATTTCCTACCATATGGTAAGGCTATGATTGAAAATGGTAGAAGGGTATGGAAGCAATTATCTCTTATGGAAGATGCGATGTTAATCCATCGTATTATGAGAGCACCCGAAAAGAGAGTTTTCAAAATTGATATTGGTAATATCAACCCACAAGAGGTAGATAACTATATGCAGAAAATTATTAACAAAATGAAGAAAGTTCCATTTGTTAATAAAGATACCGGTGATTATAACCTAAAATACAATATGCAGAATCTAACGGAAGATTTCTTCTTACCAGTTAGAGGTGGTGATAGTGGTACATCTATCGATAATTTAGGTGGATTGGAATATGCGGCAATCGATGATATTGATTACTTAAAGGCTAAATTATTCGCAGCATTAAAAGTTCCAAAAGCTTACTTGTCATATGATGAGAACGTTAATGGTAAAGCTACGTTGGCTGCAGAAGATGTTCGTTTTGCTAGAACTATCGAAAGAATTCAGAGAACATTAGTATCAGAACTTACAAAAATTGCAGTAGTACATTTAGCAGCTCAAGGTGTTGATGATGCTGAAATTACGAATTTTGAATTGAGTTTAACAAACGCTTCTACAATCTATGAGCAGGAGAAAGTTAATCTTTGGACTGAAAAAGTTAGATTGGCAAGTGATTTGAAAAATCTTAATATGTTATCAACGGATTGGGCTTATCAAAACGTATTTGGTATGAGCCAAGACGAAGTTGATGTAGAAAGAGCTAAATTGGTATTAGACCTTAAACAAAGATTTAGATACACTTCAATAGAGCAGCAAGGACAAGACCCTACTGAAATGGAAAAAACTCCACAAAATGTTGAGGAAGAAATTGCTAGGTTAAAAACTGAAATAGAAGGTAATAAAGGTGGTAGACCAAGAGAAGGTAATACATATGGTAAAGATAAACACCCATATGGAAGAGACCCACTCGGAAATAAAGAAAACGAATCGGAAAGAAAACGTGAAAATCGTAATCTAGCCGCATCAAAAAAATCATTAGCACGTGAATATATAAACGGAATTTCATCTAAAAAGAAGGTTTTAATTGAAAAATCAGACCTTTTGGATGAAAAAAACCTACTGGATGACACCAAATTTTAATAAACATTAAAAAGTTTATATTTATATGTGTTAGTTTACAGACGTAGATTAAATATAGGGTAAATAAATGAAGAAAATTAAACACTCAAAGTTTAAGAATACTGGAGTGTTATTTGAGCTTTTAGTAAGACAGATAACATTAGAGGTTCTTAATGGCGATAAGACGGAAAACGCTAAGAAAATCGTAAAGGAATTCTTTGCGCAGGGTACTGAATTGAACAAAGAGTTGAGATTATATGAACTCTTAACAAAAGAAAAATACAGTTCCGAAAGTAGAGCAGAAAAATTTGTAGATACTGTGGCTGAGGCTCACACAAAATTAAATGCTATTAAATTAAATAAGGAAAAGTATAATCTTATTAAGGAAATATCATCTAAATTTGATATCGAACAATTCCTTTCATCTCCTATAACTAACTACAAAGTCCTAGCATCGGTATATAAAGTTTTTGAATCAAAAATAACTAAAAACTACGATATCAAAGATGTATTTAATTCGAAAATTACCCTAATCGAAAATATTATATCAAAGCCCGTAAGTAGTAAACTAAACGAAAAAGTTAAAGAAGAGCAAAAGTTAATAGAATCTTATAGAAAGCAAGATAAAGACCTTAGATTACTTACTTATAAGATTTTAGTAGAAACTTTCAATAAAAAATATACAAATTTAGATGATTCTCAAAAAGGATTACTTAGAGAATATATTAATAATATAACAAATACATCTAAATTTAAAGATTACGTTTCTCAGGAGACTCCAAAAATTGTAAAAGAATTAAAATCTATTAATTCTAAATTAAAAGATAAAGTTACTCAAATAAAACTATCTGAAACTATTTCTGTTTTAGAATCTATGAAGTTGGGAAAAGCCGTAAGTGATGGACAGGTTTCAGCAATTATGCTTTCTTATGAACTAATCAAAGAATTAAATTCTAAAATAAATGGCAAGTAAATTTACGGATTTAGTAAAAGAAATTATTTTAGAAATAGAACAGGAGGAGTTGGAAGAAACAACTGCCACTGGTAATGTTGCGGGGTATGATACCCCAGCTGCATTTTCAAAGCCTGGTCAAACCAAAAAGAAAAACGATAGATTAGCCAAAGTAAGTGGTGGTACTGTTGTTGATACATTGGAAGAGGGTGAAAGAGATTATGCATTAGGTGGTGTTTCTACAAATAACGAAAAAACATTTAAACAAAAACCAACTGCTGTAAAAGATATTGATACCGAAAAGGTTGCAGATATTAGTGGTATGGTTGTTGCTGAAAATCGTTGGTTAGCATTAAAACAAGACGAATCTACACCAAGAGTTAAATTAGCTAAGGGTGTATCTAATATAAAAAAACAACTTTCAGAAATAGAAACTTTTTTAAATTGGTATTCTAAAATTAAAAATGAAAGTGGTTTAACAAGAGAAGAATATTGGAAACGAACAAATAAAAATCTCCATAGAATTAGAGAAAGGTTAATGAACATATCTGAAAAAATAAGAGGATTATAATATGAACACCATATCAAGAGCAAGATTAAAAGAAATTGTAAAGGAAGTAATGACGGAAGAATCCGAGTATCAAACTTTCTTTAAAAAGGCTTTGGAAAAAGCTGGTAAATCTATTACTCAAATGAGCGATGATGAAAAGAAAGAATTCTTTAATAAAATCGATGCTGCTTGGAGTGGTAGAGGTGAGAAGAATGAAGAATTGGTTGGAAACCAAGACAAACTTGATGTCGATAATGATGGTGAGATTGAGGCTTCCGATTTAGCAGCATTAAGAGCTGGTGATAAAAAGGAAGAATCCGTAAACGAAATTGAATACAAAGATGCTGTTGAGAAGTTCAATGTAGATTTGATGAAAAATTCACAAGTTGAAAGAATAGCTAAATTCCATAAAAAATCAATCAAAGATGTGGTAAAAGCATTACAACCATATGTAAAAGTGTTAAGATATAACGATAAATCGGTAAAAGTTATATCAATTGACTTTAGAGATACAAATAGTGATGTAAAAGTTCACGTTTCTCAAACTTACAAACAAAACGAATCGGTAAAAGAATCTCTATCATCTGATGTTGCTAAACATATGGGTAGTATTCACAAAGGATTCAAAAAAGTAGAAGATGATGGTGTAATGGTTTATGATTCACCTAATAATGCTAAAAAAGCAGCTGATTTCTTAAATTCAAAAAAAATAGCAGCATCATCTAATGGTAAGTATGTATATTTGGAATCAGTAAACGAAGAAGTTCAAAATTGGGATGTTGTTCATAATGTATTTGTTAAGTTTTTAAAAGCAAATACTAAAGAATTGGAAAAAAGAGTTCTTGCTAAAGATGCAGATGCAACCAAAAAAGCTATCAAATCTATCGTTAGTGGTTTGACTAACGCACAAAAAAATTTGAAGTTAGAATCAATAAACGAAGAGTTTAAACATATTATATCAGTAGATACTCCAACACAAATTGTATCAAAACCAATTGCAGCACAAATTGAAAAATTAGCTAAGAGTGGTGTTCGTTCAAAAGAAATTGGTTTAAAAATGGGATTTATTGGAAATCAAAAGTTAGCAACCGATGCTTTCCAAAAGTTAAAAAATCAAATCTATTTTAAATTAGGAAAAAATGAATCTATGAATGAAGGTAGATATGATGCGGATTTAGATAAAATTAAAGCAGCAGTAGAAAAAGCTTCTTCATTTATGAGTGTTGGTAGTGAGTTGAAAAAGATTGGTGTAAAATATGATTTTTCAACTGGAATGATGCCAATTTATACAATTAAAGTTCCGGGAAATACTATTGGTATTGTTAATGCAAAATACGCAGCTGGTGCTGAGAGAGAAGTTAAAGGTATTGCAATAGGATTGATGGAAGGTACAGCATTTATAAACAATAAACAAATATGAAATCGCTTTTAATAGAAACCAACTTATTTGAAGGTAGAATCCAAGAGGATGAAGCTGGAAGAGTACTTGTAAAAGGAGTTCTTCAGAGAGCTGGTGCCGAAAATCAAAATGGAAGAGTATATCCTAGAGAAATTTTGATGAGAGAGGCAAAAAAATATGATACTCTTATTAAAGAAAGAAGAGCATTGGGAGAGTTAGACCACCCAGAATCTACAGTGATAAACCTTAAAAACGTATCACATAACGTTAAAGAAATTCATTGGGAAGGTGATGACCTTTGTGGTACGGTAGAAATTCTACCAACCCCATCTGGTAATATCCTAAAAGAACTTTTAAAGGCAGGTATCTTATTAGGTATTTCTTCAAGAGGTATGGGTTCAACCAGACCTATGGGAAATAACAAAGTTGTTGTTCAAGAAGATTTTGAGTTGATTGGTTGGGACTTTGTTTCAAACCCATCTACACATGGTGCTTTTATGGTTCCTGTTAGTATGAACGAATCTGTTTCAAAGCAATTAAAAGAACAAGCTGATGTTTGTGGTGAGTTTTGTAAAGCTCAAGACCTTATGAGAGAAATAATAACTGAAAGCATTTAATATGGCAAAAAATTTCGATATATACGATTATGTGCATAAAAACAAATTTGAATTAAAAGTTGATGCACCAAAAAATGCTACTAAAGTAGCTAAGTCTTACAATGATATTCGTAAGACAAATTTAAATGAAGTTAAAATTACCGATGGTAAATTTAGCATCAAAGAAAATTTAGAAAAAGAAAAGAGAAGCTTTTCACCAGAAGTTAAAAAACACTTCTTAGAAATTATATCTACATACAACTCTTTTAGAGAAGCAATTCAGAGAAAATCAGATATTCAAGAAATATCAGAAACTTTAGGTGGTGTTGTTGAAGCAGCAAGAGAAATGACTTTAGCAGAAGCTGAAGATTGGTTTGATGCTGTAACAGTTAAAAGAAATATGAGTGAATTACAAAAGTTAGAATCTAACTTTGATAAAGTATCTAAAGAAGCTAAAGCATTGGATGAAAGATTACATGCTTTATATGAGGATATGGGACACATTTTAAATAGATATTATGAAATATCTGATATTGACCCAAATGTTGTGAAAGAAAGATTAGGAAATAAAACTAAGTAAGATGATTAAATTAGGTGGTATTGTTAATTTAAAGGGGATGAAGTTTGAGCAAGGTAAAGTGTACTCTAACCCATTTGCCAAAGCATTCGCTCCACAAATAACAGAAGCAGAAGGTTCGCAAGACCACGAAGTTTCTATGGCAAACAATTCATTAGATACTATCATTAAGATGGCAACTGAATTGAAAGCAAAGATGGGTGAGAATGAAAAAGATATACCGGCTTGGATTCAAGACCACATTACTAATGCAGAAAACTTTATTTCACAAGCAGCATCTAATTATCACGAATACGGAACAAACGAAGGTATAAACGAAGCATCATATAACTTTGGTAAAGAAGAATATACTAAAAAGAATTTAACACCAACACAAATTCAGGACCTTGCATTTGCATACGCACAAGCTCCTATTACTAAATTGATTGGTAAAACATTGGGGACTAGAGTTACAATAGCAAATGATTTAGCAGCTTTGACTGGTACAATACAATTGGATGCAACTAAAAAAGGTAAATCTCCTGCTTTAATTGTATATCTATTGAAAAATGGTTTAGTTACTAAAGATGAGTATGTTAAATTGTATAAGGATTTAGTTGAAAAACACAAAAACGTTATTAAATATCTTAAAAACGCATCTCCTGAAATGAGAGGTTCTGGTGGAGCAGCAAGAATTGCAGCAAAAGATATGAAAGGTGAGTTTGAAATGGAATCAATTAAAGAAGCTAAAAAATACGATATTGGTTCTGGATATATGGGAAATGGTTTAACCATTTGGAATAGAGCAGAAGAAGAAAATCGTGATTATAAAATAATTGCACATATTTCTCCACAAGGTAAGTTATCTATTAGAGATAAACAATTACCTGCTGATTTAAAGAAGATGTTCCAAATATGGGCAGATTCTATGGCTAAAGGTAATATGGGACCTAAATACTAATAAAAGGATAAAATAATATAATTTGTTAAAAGCTTGGTTTTTCCAAGCTTTTTTCGTATATTTGTGTTTATGATTAAACCATTTTCAATTTTAGACACCAGAACAAAAGAATGGCAAGAACGGAAACGTTGGTGGATTCAGACCTATAATATTCAATCCGAATTAGGTAGGGAACATACGGAATCTCGTTCTCGTTTTTGGGAAGACAACACGGTATCAGTTTTTGATGCTACTCTTTGTGAAAAAATGTATGAATGGTTTGTACCAAAAGGTGGTATGATATTAGACCCTTTTTCTGGTGGTAGCGTTAGGGGTATTGTATCTGAAGAAATGGGATATCGATATATTGGTATTGATTTATCACAATCTCAAGTTAAAGCAAATAAAGAGCAATCTAAAAAACCATTATGGATTTGTGGTGATTCTGAATTTGAATTAGATAAAATAGCTGACGAATCGCATGATTTTATTTTTACATGTCCACCATATTATGATTTGGAAGTATATACTGATAATCCGTTGGATTTATCAAATATGAGTGATGATGAATTTGATAAAAAGTATTTTTCAATTCTAAGTAAATCTGCAAAAAAATTAAAAGATAATAGATTCTTTGCCGTAGTTGTTTCCGAAGTTAGGGAACAATCAACAACTGGAAATTATAAAATTGGAAAATATAAAGGTTTGGTTTGGAAAACTATCCAAGCTTGTGAAAAAGCGGGGTTACACTTCTATAACGATATGGTTTTATTTAATTCACAACACCAAGCATCCAGAGTTGTTGATACTTATTTTGAAAGAAATCGTAAGGTAGCTTCTGTTCATCAAAACGTATTAGTATTTGTAAAAGGTAATCCAGACCTTGCTACCGAAGTTATAAATAATGGTGATAATTATGTTTGTGTAGTTGATGGTAAACAATATAGAAGTTTTAGAGAAGCAGCTATTGATATAGAACCAAATGAATTGGTTGCAACTGAAATAGAACGAAGATGTCGTTCAACCAAATCAAAATATAAAGAATGGCAAATAATTGGTGAGGAAACAAAACCAACTATTAGATATGAAGTAGATAGTGTACCATTCGAATCTCCAAAACAAATAGCTGAAGTGATTGGTGGTGATATGACCGAATCGATGGCTAGAAATTACATAGAATCGAATAATCCAAAATATAGACATTGGGTTAGAGTTGGTGAAAAGGAATGGAATATATCATATTCTGATATGGAAAAGCTTCAAAGAGATATGAATATTAGAATTGATATACCTGTTATAAATTGCGAAGGTAAAGAATTTTACTCCATTTCGGAAGCAGCAGAATATTTTGAATGTTCCGATGAAAGAATCAGACAGAAACTAAAATCTGATAAACACACCGATTATTTTTATCTTTTTGCCACCCAATAATATTTATATCCAAATAAAGGATTTAATATTATGCCAGCAGTAAGTAAAGCACAGCAAAGATTTATGGGTATGGTTCATGCAGTACAAAAAGGAGACATGGAAGCACCATCTAAAGAAGTTGAAAAAGCAGCAGACTCAATGAGTGATAAAGCAGCTAAAGACTTTGCATCAACTTCTCATAAAGGTTTACCTTCTAAAAAAGAAGAATTGGCAAAAGAAGCTATCAGAAATTATATTAGAGAATCCTTTAAAGAAAGTGTACTTACTGAAGATATAAAAGCTGATGTTTTGAAATTTATAGATAAACTAAATAAAGAATTTACTTCACACGAATATAGTACTGATTTTTCTGGTGGAAAGTATGCTAGAATTAGTCATGATAGTAGACAGTTTCCTGGTAATCGTTCAGTTTGGGGATTTGTGGCAATGGTAGATAATCCTGGTAAAGGATTTAAAAAGGGAGATTTATTGAAGGCAGCAGGATGGAACACCCCAGCTAAAAATGCAAGAGGTAATGTTTTGGATGGTACGGCTAAATACACAAAGTGGTCTCCAGCGTATCTTAAATAAAAAATATTTTAGTTTTTCTTTAGAAAATTTAATGTTTTTATAAAGTTTTATATATTTATTCTAAAATAACCCATCTCTATATGGGTTCGTTGGTATTTTTAATACACACTTATATGTGTTGTGACCTAAAGACCAACCCTTAAAAAAATTCTTATTGAGGCCCACAATACTAATGGCTTCAGAAATCAAAACACAAAAGGGATAAAAATGGCAAGTTCAAAATTATTGAAAGAAGCCATCGCTGATGCTAAAGCTGTTCGTGAAACTGCTATTGCTAACGCTAAAATCGCTCTTGAAGAAGCATTCACTCCAAGATTACAATCTATACTTTCTAAGAAGCTACAAGCTGAAATGGAAGGAGAAGAAGAAGTTGAAATCGAAGAGAACAATGACGTATCAAGCGAAATTGGTGGTGGTGATAACAAAATGCCTGCAGATAAAGCAAACAACGATGACACTGACTTGAGTGGTATCACAAACCAAAGCGCTGAAGTAGGTGCTGAAGTTGAAGACTACGACAAAGTTAAAGACCTTACAGAAGCTGAAGATGAGTTCGGAGCAGAAGAAGAAATTCCTGCTGAAGAACCAGCTATGGAAGGTGAAGAAATGCCAGCTGAAGATGACATGGAAATGTCAGAAGAAGCTGACGAAGATGAATTAGACTTAGAATCTATCATCAGAGAATTGGAAGCACAAATCGCTGAAGAAGAAATGGATGGAGAAGAAGCTCCAGCTATGGAAGAAGAAGATGAAGTTCCAGCTGAAGAACCAGTAGCTGCTGAAGAGCCAGCTATGGAAGGTGAAGAAGAAATGGAAGTTCCTGCTGAAGAACCAGTAGCTGAAGAAGAAGAAACCATCGATTTAGATGAAATTCTAAGAGAAATGGGTTATGGAGATGATGAAGAAGAAGTTAACGAAGAGGAAGAAGAAGATAAAGCTGCAGAAATGCAAGCTGAACTTAAAGAAGCTTACTCAACAATTACCTCTTTGAGAAAAACCATCAACGAAGTTAACCTATTAAACGCTAAATTACTTTACGCTAACAAATTGTTCAGAAGTTATAACTTAACTAACGAACAAAAAGTTAAAGTTGTAGAGAACTTAGACAGAACAACTTCTGTAAGAGAAGTAAAATTAGTTTACGCTACACTTGCTGAATCTATGAAATTCACTGGTACTGAAAGAAAAGTTGCTTCTAAGAAAACAATGACCGAAGGTCTTGCTTCTAAAGCAGTTGCTTCAACAGCTCCAAAGAAAGAAATTATCGCTGAATCAAACGATTTAGCTGATAGATTCAAAAAATTAGCAGGTATTATCTAATAACCAAACACAAAAAAAATAACAAAAAATGGCAAACTTTAATTTAAACAAATTAATGGAGGCAAAGAACCCACAACAAGTAATGCTTGAGCAAACCAGAGGTTTGAAGAGCAAGTGGGAAAAAACTGGCCTTTTAGAAGGTTTGAAAGAAAGAGACCAACATGCAATGTCGGTTCTTTTGGAAAACCAAGCAAAGCAGTTGCTAGATGAAGCAACTCAAACTGGTACTTCAGCAGGTTCTGAAGAATGGAGTGGTGTAGCTCTACCATTAGTAAGAAGAATCTTCGGTGAAATCGCATCTAAGGAGTTCGTTAGTGTTCAACCAATGAACTTACCTTCAGGTCTTATTTTCTACCTAGACTTCAAATATGGTACTGCACAAGCAGGTAACCCAGCATTCAATGGTCAATCATTGTTTGGTGGTACTGGTGCTAAATTCGGTACAACTGATTCAGCTGTAAACGGTCTTTATGGTGCTGGTAGATTTGGATATTCAGTACAGGATTCAACTGATTCTGCAACTGTATCTGCTGCATCTGCATCTTGGTTAGATATCGGATACGATACTGCTATCTCTGCATCATCAACTGATGTATTGAAGAAAATCGCAATCCCTACTTCTAGCTTAGTAGACGCAAACAGCTTACCAGCTGATTTGGAAGCAGTAAAATCTTTCACAATCTCTGGTCAACACATCACTTCATCTTTAACTTACAACCACTTAACTGCTGTATCAGCTTCAACTGCTGGTGAGTATGTAGTATTCGTAGTTAAAGAAGGTGGTGCTGGTGCTATCGTAGGTTCAACTGCATACACTGTAGGATACTCTGTACAACCATCTTCTTACAATAGAGGTGACTTCGAAGATAGAAACCCAATTGAAGGTCCTTCTTCAGGTACTAACCTTGACATTCCAGAAATTGATTTGGAATTAAGAAGTGAAGCAATTGTTGCTAAGACTAGAAAGTTAAAGGCTGTGTGGACTCCTGAGTTGGCGCAAGACCTTAACGCTTACCACTCAATTGATGCAGAAGCTGAATTAACTTCTATGTTATCTGATTATATCTCTTTAGAGATTGATTTGGAAATCTTAGATATGTTAAAAGCTAACGCATTAACAACTGAGTACTGGTCAACTTCAGTAGGTGAAGAATACAATGCTGGAGCAAACACTTGGTCTAACATTGGTGGTGCATCTAATGCATACACTAAGAATGCATGGTTTCAAACTTTAGGTGTGAAAATCAATAAGGTATCTAACAAGATTCACCAATTGACACTTAGAGGTGGAGCTAACTTCTTAGTTGCTTCTCCAGACGTATGTACAATCTTGGAATCAATCCCTGGATTCGTAGTAAACGCTGATAAGGATGCAATGCAGTTCGCTGCTGGTGTAACCGCAATCGGTTCAATGAGTAACAGATACACTGTTTACAAAAACCCATA